AAATTTTTAGTTTTCCTATTAAATTCTTTTCCTTCTGTGTTTACAGGTTTATCCTTGAAATTCAAATCTTCAATGATGAAATTACTAACTCTGTAATGTTTACAAATATCAAAAATATGTTTCCATACAATTGCTATTTCATATTTTCTCTTGTTATTTTGACTAACTTGTTTAGGATCATTGGAAGAAAGTCTCAATTTAACTCCTAATTTGGTTAAATCTATGACTTCTTTATGTATAATTTTAAAACCTTCTTTATCAACGATATTAAAACCAATATATTGAGGATTTAGATCTACAGCGCAATATCTGTTTTCAACTTTATCTTTTAATTTTCTAGATTTCTGTTCAGAAATATATTTTTTATAAATTTCTTTTTTTATATCTTTATCAGTAGTATTCTTAATTTCTTTAAAATAATCTAACTTCTTAAATTCGTAATTGAATAGTTTCTCTTCATCAAAACTTATATAAACAAACTTATTATCCAATCTTACTGATATTGGCATTAATCCAATATTTTCTTGAAGCTTATTTAGAACACTTTGTTGTTTATTAGAACAAATAAATTCTAAATCAATTTTCGTTTTAGCATTTGGTTTAAATACCATTTTATCATTGTTTAAATTAAAATTAAATTTTCTATTAGATTTTTGAGGTTGTTCACCTATAGAATATATCGGTAAAATTCTTTTAGAATTATACTCTTTCTTTTTAGATAAATACTTATTATAGGTTTCAATATTTCCAGTTTTATTAAATTCTTGTTTTAGTTTAGTAACTTCTTGTAAAAGATTTCTCCCTCCAAAAACTATTTTATTATTTACTGATTTCTTTAAATAAGCTAATTTATTTTTAAGTTTATATAAATGCTTCTTATCCTTATAAGTTTTAGTTAAAATTATTTTTTCTATTTCTGATATTTGCACATTTTTCTTTTTAATAAATGTTTGTGTTTGTTTATATTTAGTTTCAGCATCATTTTTAACACATCCGATAAACCATCCAAGTAAAGGATAATTAATTTTCAAATTGTCATTAAAACTTTTATCACTCATCAACTCTAAATTATTGAAAACTACACGAAAACATGATGAATATTGTTTCAGATATTCATCAATTTCTATATTTTGTTTTAATTTCAGTTTATAAGTTAACATGGTAGTTAAAGAAGTTATGCTGTATATATTGAACTATTCTTGCTCCGTCTGTACATTTTTCAAAGTTTTTATGAAATCTTTAAATATTTTCTTGTCTAAATCAATTTTTGAAGAAAAATGTTGAACTGTTGAAACAAGATCTTCAATGAGTTCATTTTGAAACGATGTTTCATCAGTTAAATCAATGATTTCAATTTTAGTTCCAAACTTTGAAAAAATATATAAAAAGATATCAAATTCAAATCTTGATAATCTATCAGAGCATGAAATATATACTATATCAACTTTGTTATCAATAACTAGATCTAGTAGTTTGTTAAACCCTTTTCTATCATTCAAACTAGAACATGTATCTTCTATAATCAAATCTGGTTTAATACCATTTTTAATCATATATTCCTTAATTAATGAGGATTGTTTAGTTAATTCTTCTTTTTGATGTTTATTTGAAACTCTGGAATAAATAATATTCATTTTTGGAGTTGAATCCTTCAATATAGATTCAATATCATAAAGATATTTGTTAGGAGTAAGTTTTTTATATTTTATGATATTTTTATCTTTCCATCTTTTTAGAGTCATAGGTGTGATTTTCAACTCTTTACATATTTCTCCGCTATTTAAATATCTCATTTACTCTTATATAATTTATATTTTTATATACAATATCAGAGTATTTGTTTATATTTGCAGTATATTAAAAACATAACACTATGAACACACCTGAAATTATCTACAAAATAGCCAAAGGTTTAGCTGAAACCAATACTAAATGCAGCAAGATTGAACTATCTGTATATGAGGATGGAACTGCATTTTGCAGACTTCGTATCTCTGATCCTCAATTGTTGGATCGTGTTATGTTCTCTGAAGAATCAGGAATACCTCTAGAAAGCATTCATATACCAGAGAGTATTCTGACAGAGAATGATAAATCTTTCAGAGAAAATACAGATTATATTACAATAAAGATTTAAAATGTAAAAAGCCTCCAATTAAGGAGGCTTTTTCTTTTGTGATCGATTCATATACCCATCTTTCGAATTTTGGTATACATTTTATCCAGATTGCTCTGAAAATTGGCCCAACCACCAAACCCTACTTTGTTTAGCGAATATATCGCTTCAACTGATTAACCCTTATGTTAATCTAACTTACATTTAGAATGAATCCTAAATGTTTGTGGAGCTAATTAGGCTACACGTATTCACATTATAATATATTTAAAAAATTAAATAAGTTTAGTTTAAATAGAAAATATTTTTCATTCTCTAAAGTTTTAAAACTTAGATAAAAGTCTGGCATATATTTTACATGCTAATAGACTTTGAATACAGAAACCAGAAGTTGATCACATCGTACATCGATGAACATGGCAAGATCAAACTCAAATATCTAGATTGGACTCATCCAAAGAAATACGAAATATGTGATTCGTTCGATCCTTATGCCGAAAAGGATTTCAAAACATGGGACAATAAAGCTGTAAAGCTTGTTGACACTATGAGACCTGGTAAATATCCAACTTATGAATATTTAGATGCTCTTCCTGCAGATGAACAAACAAAAATATTTGGATACCAGATGCCAGATATGTACTTTCTCGATATTGAAACAGAGATCGTGGATGGGTTTCCAGATCCTGTACAAGCCAAGACTAAAATACTTTCTATTGCAATAGTGAACAATGAACAGGTATTAGCAATGGGTTTAAAACCTTTATCAGAAGAAGAGATTCAAAAGATTGAAACTGACACTAATGCCTATTTCAAAAAGTTTGGAAAGAATTACAAATTCAAATACAAGTTTTACGATTCTGAATATAACATGATGAGAGATTTCATGTACTTGTATGTTCCAAAAATGGCAGTACTGACTGGATGGAATTTTGTATCCTATGACTGGCAGTACATCATCAATCGTTGCAAGAATTATCTGAATATAGACGTTACTAAAACATCATTCACTGGTAAGATGGATGAACAGTTCGAGACTGGAATTTTGTTTCCTAAACATAGAGTGATAGTCGATTACATGGAGATCTATAAAAAGTGGGATACTTCTATCAAAGTGAAAGAATCTGCAAGTTTGGATTTTGTTTCTGAAAAACTCCTGGAATTAAACAAGATCAACTATACTGGATCTTTAAAAAGTTTATACAAGGACGATTTTGTAAAATTTATTTACTATAACGTTGTCGATACGGCCTTAGTACAACTCATACATGAACAGAAGAAGTATATCAATGTCATGTTGGGTATTGCAGAGATGGCAAAGATTCGCATGGTTGATAGCTATTCTACAATCAATGTAACTGAAGGTGTATTGAGAAATCCAATGCGTTCAGAAAGAGGAATCGTCTTAGTGAAAGATTATAGAGGACAACAGACTTTTGGCAAAGGTTCATATATACAGGCCAAGCTTGCTGACAAGGCTCCTGAGAAGATCAAAGGTGGATGGGTAAAGATTCCAGCATTAGGTATGCATGCATGGGTAGGTATATTCGATTTTGCATCACTATATCCTACAACAATGAGAGAATTCTTCCTTGCTCCAGAATCATACAAAGGAATTCTAGATCCAGAAGATCGTACAAAATGCTTTTTCAATGGTTTGAAACAGGATGTAGAAGAAGATGATTTTGTTTCAGTGAATGACACTGTGTTCAAGATAGGACCTTCTGTGACTGTACAAGTATTGACAGATATTTATAATGATCGTAAGAAATTTAAAAAACTGATGATGAAATCAAAAGAAGAAATGAAATCATTGGAAAGAGAATTAGCAGAATTAGAAACTACAATATAAATTAAAAATGGACATAAAATATATAATACATAATGGGAAATAAATGGCCACGTATTTTTAAATATAATAATTATATTGTAAATATCGAAATTCTTTCATATGAAGAAGATCTTGATATTTACAATGATGTTATTAATCACTCATCATATGGCAATTTTTTAAGAAATAATGGTATTATGGAAACATATCCTATTCTAAAAACTATAGACGTTTTAAAAAAAAGATTTACAGAATTGAATTTAACCAAAAAAGATTTCCAAATTTATATTGAAGGACTTAATTTAGAATTAAAAAAATATATTCCTATAATTAAAAATCTAGGATATAATATATCAGTGTTACCAAATGATGGATCAAATTTTGATGAAAGATATGATGAAAATAACGTATATTCGTCAATATGTTTAACACCTAAATATGATCTTAAAGTATACCCAGTTCCAGATGTTCTATATTATACGGCTCCATTCAAATTAAAAAATAAAATATCTAAAATAGGATTTATGCCTTTAATTGAAGACAAAAAACATCCAAATAAAATATATTTAACAGATAGCATTGAAAATGCAATAGAAAATGGAGAAAATATGAATGAAAAATATTGCGTTTATGAAATAAATGGATCTAATACAGATCTTTATACTAATATATCAAATAATAATGGATTTTTTATAAAATGGAGATATTATTCAGAAAAATTTAAAATAATAATAGAAAAATAAAAAAAAAAATGAACAAACAACATATATTAAAATATCTAAAATATATTAAAAAGATAGAAAATTCGTCCAGTGAAGATGATCTTGATATTTATAATAATATTATTTTAACAGAATGTTTAATAAAAACACATCCTATTCAAAAATCTATGGATATTATCAAAAACAAATTTCATGATTTGGTTGTTAAAATGGATAAAGAAGGTGAAATTAGGATTAAAGGTGATATGTCCAAATTAGAAATATATTCTCCTTTATTCACAAATCTTGGATATTTTATATCATCGTATATTAATGATGATATTGATAAAAATGGAAATGAAATAGATGTTCTTGTTAATATGTATGACGATGATACCACTGGAGTTATATTAGAAGCTAAATATGATATATTAATAAATCCAATACCTGATATTTTATATCATGCTTCTCCTCTAAAATTTAAAGATAAAATATCTAAGGCTGGATTTATACCAAAAGCTGGAAACAAAAATTCTATACATCCTGATAGAATTTATTTAACTGATGATTTTAATACTGCTGTTGGATTTGGGTTAGATCTTAGAAAAATACCAGCAAAAGAAATGTTATTAAATATAGGATTCTGTGTATATGAAATTAATGGATCTGGAGTTAAAAATCTTTATAGTGATATAAATTTAAGAAATAGAGGTTTTTACACAGATCAAAATATAGCTTCAGAATATTGTAAATTGATAATTGAACATAAATGGGGTGAACAAAAAATAAAGTAGTTTTTGTAAAATGTAAATATTAAAAAAAAATAAAATAATTAACATGGAATATGAAAAATTTGCAAATTGGTTGAAAGGATTTTTAGATTCTAACGATTCTGATAAACTTGACAAAAAGAAAATAGACCTAATCAAAGATAAATTAGATTCAGTTTTATCAGTTGAAAAAGAAATTAAAGTTTCAAGAAGAGTCAAGATTGCTGCTTCTTATGGTAAAACGGTGTGTTAAAGAGCAGAATTCAATATAAAATACTTATAGATATGTCATCCTTAGAACCGGAATATATAGATCATAAAACAGATTCTGATATCATGGAAAATTACAATTCAAACAATGTGTTCGAAAGACTATCTGAAAACACACAAGATCTTTTAGATAGAAATTGCACCAAAGGTCAATTCTTCGACAATGTGATAGCAATCATGGCAGATGCTTCAGAACAAGACTTATCAGAAATAAAAGAATACCTATATCCAAGCTCTGATATCGTAGATAATGGTAAATTTACAAATATCATCTACTACAAAAATTGGTTACTACAAAAATAGAAAAACATGACTATAAACATTTACGTACAGAATGATTGTGTTGAAAAATTATACATATTTTTAAAAGAAGGACTTGAAACTCCAGAAGCTGTATGGTCTTATAACAATTTCAAAGGAGCTGTTTCGGTTTCGCTCTATTATGAAGAATATTTAAAACTTGTTGATATATCTGATAAAATGGACAAAGAAGCAGAAGAAGCATCATTGACAATAGAAGATATGCTGAGCATGGAAGGATCAGAATGGATAAAGACTGATAATATTTGGAAGTCTCATATTTCAGAAGAACCAGAAGTGTATTTTGAATATGATACAGATACAAAATGTGCCAAGTTCATCAGAGATGGTATAAATACTTATAAAAACATAGAAGATTTGAAAGATTTTGAATTTTTCATAGAGAAATGCATGAGAACCTACAACGATTAAAAGAAATTCAAAAAATGTTGGATTCATATTCTTCTTTGAAAATAGAAGATGATGAAAAATTCCTGTTTACTTATAACAGAACAGTTCGTAAATCTGATGATAATACACATACGATCAATTGGTTTGTTTCTGAAACCAAAAATTGGTTTTCGATCTCTGTAAATGGAGAAATAATTGAAACTTTTATAGATGACACTAATATAAAGAATATAAATGTTTCTCTTAATGAGATTCAGAATTATTTTTTAAACTTGTCATTGACATAGAAACAACGTGATAAATTCAAATAAAAAACAAGAATATCTCCAAAAGTGGGAACCAATTCTTACAAATTTAGGAGTGGATCCTCAATTTCATACAAAATTAGCTCTTTATGCAGAGCAACATATAAGCAAAGTACATGAATATAGAAAAGATCAAAACTTATCAGATTTAGCAATACTTGGTGAACAATCTATTACATATGCTTTAACGGTTTTATCTAAATTAAAAGATATCAATAAAGTCATGATAGTAGATTCTTTAGAAGGATCTGTAGGAAATTTTGATCAAAAAATATTAGTTGATAATGAGGTTGGAGTATTATATGACAATTTCATTATTTATGATTTAATCAATATTCTTAATGGTCATATAGATGCTGATAAAATTGTATGTGTTCAATTTTTGTTTCACACTATTCAGACGATATCTGAACCTTCACTTAAAACTCAAATTAATTATTTTCATAATTACATGGTATGTTAATTCCAATAAAAGATATAATTTCTTATTCAGAGCATGATATCACAGGATTGTTGATATCGCTTGGCTATGACAATGATCATATTATAGGACTTGGTCATCAGTATTTCAATCTGCATATTTCTAAAGAGAGGCAGTATTCTGATGAAGGGTATTCTACAGTCATTCCAGCATTGATTGTTTTGAAGAATCTGGATCTAGAAGATTTTGATAAAGTCATCATAGGCTTCGATAAATATAAATACAAAGGGTTGGAACTTAAATGCAAATATGATAGAAAAATAATATTGTTTAATTCTAAAGAGACTTGTTCAATCTTAAATCCAAGCCCAACATTGATAAAATCTTTCATAAATAAAATCAAAGATTTAATTCAATCAGAAACAGATCTCAATTATCACAAAAGATATATTGTGATAAATAATCTTTTTGGTACTATGAAGAAAGAATCTTCAGATTGTAATTCATACGAAACAATTGTCAAATTCAACATATTGAATTTCAATAAGGATAAATTTTCAATCGAGACTTATGATGATATTAGAAAATTAAGAAAATTTAAACATGGAAGATAAATATAAATTTAAACAAACTAAATGGCTGTTCTCTTTTGAGTTTTATGATTATATTAATAATATTGAAAATCATTCCCCTGAGGATGATTTAGAAATGTATGAAAGATCATCCATTTTATACAATTCTAGATTTTTATCTAAAAAATCATATCCAATTTTAAAAACCGTTAATATTTTTAAAAATAGGTTTCCAGAATTGCTTTTAGATGTAGAAGGATTCTCAATATACATTGAAGGAAATGAATGTGAATTAAAAAAGTATATACTTTTAATTACAAATCTTGGGTATAAAATCACAAACAAGTATGATGAAAATGATAAAGTGTTTTCTATTTATATAAAACCGAAGTATGATTTTAAAGTGTGTTCAGTTCCAAATATATTATATTTCACTTCTCCTGTATTATTTAAAAGGTATACATTGGAAAATGGTATTATATACAATAGGAATTACAAATTTTCTAAAAATAAAGAAAACGTATTTTTAACAGATGATTTAGAACTTGCTGTTAAATATGGCATAAATATAGATACAGATTATATATTTGGTACAAAAATAAATACTGGATATTGCATTTATGAAATAGATGGATCTTTCATAAAAAATTTATACAGAAATTTAAAAGATGATAGATTTAAATTTTATGGAAAAATAGAACCTAATGATTTTAAATTAATAATAGAGAAAAATAATGAATAAAGAAAATTTTACTTACTGGTTACAAGGATTCTTAGAATTGACTAACCCTAGTGCTGTAACAGCAGAACAGATCTGTATGATCAAAGAACATATGACATTAGCTCTATCGGCTCCTATAAAAGGAGATCTAAACAAGATGGAAGTTTTTGTTCATTGGTTGGATGGATTTCTTTATGAAACTAAAGAACTTGATGAAAGATTAACCAATATTTTATCCAATAAAATATCTGAATGTTTTGTAAAAGTTACAAATTATAAATATTTTGGATTACTTAACACAACTGACAAACCAATATGTTAAACATGGAAATTTTAAAAGCTCTTTATTACACTGCAACTTTCTCATTCTGGATATTGCTTTTTGCATATTTTTTAATAAACATGTTCAACATAAAAGATAACCGATATATCAAAAGGCATCAGATCATGTTATGTTTAGCAATAAACGAGATTCTTACTATTCCTTATCTCATAAGTGCAAATAATTATTTCAGTCTAATTTTAGAAATTATCATCATAGCAATGTGGACATATCCATATCTTAAAGATAGAAAATATATCTAGTTAAATCATAAAACTGCTAAAAAGAATTGGATTATCCATACCACATTTTACGAATTCATCAAATTTAAAATGACGATGAGGATGTGGACTAGCGAAAGATCTACCAGTTCTTACATGCCAATCATTATCATAAATGATACTAGACTTACTTGGTGTGGCCAATTCTATTTTTAGATATTCTTCATAAGCGTTTTTTAATTGGCCTATAGTTAGGTCTAATTCTTGCATACTTTATCAATTAATTTGTTGATATCCTTATCTGAAAAGTACTCTTTTGTATCAAGTTTTCCATTGAAGAAATGAATATGATCATCCTTTCTATATGCATACCAAAGGTTGTCATGGATATTGAACGAAAATAAATAGTCATAAAGGTTGTCTTTGTTTGTTGTCATATTGCTAATTTAGTATATTTTATTGATATATTTATCATTTTTCTCCTAGACGACTGTTAATAACTTTATTTTCAGTTATCAAAAACTATATGTAAATTTGTAAAATGCAACTACACTTTACTATAGGCTTACCAGGATCAGGTAAAACTGATTGGGCCAAAAAACAGCAAAATTGTTATGTTATTAATATGGATAGATATTCAATAGATGTTAAAAACAAAGAATTTATCATCAAATCTGTCACAGATGATATAAATAGAACTTTGGTTTTTAATGAAAAATGTAGTATTATAGTAGATGGATTGTTTTCCAATTGTCAGGATATATACGACATTATATCCAATATTAAAAATATCTATATTAAGTATATAGATAATGTATATGTACATTATTGGAAACCAGATATAGAAATGTGTTTGTTTAATGACGCTTACAGAAGAACTATAAGTGCTGCTATGACTATTAAAAATATGATAATCACTAAACCTACAGATTTAGAATTATCAGCTTTAAAAATCAATGCTGATAATGAAGTGATGTTGGTAGAACATGAAGTCGAAAGAAAACCAGAGTATGTTGTTTTCTTTAAAGATAGAAATATTAGTACAGAAGAAATTGTGATAAAATCTGAGGCTTGGAAAGTATCTGGAAACCGTAGAAATTGTTGGGGCGAAGATCATCAAGTGGAAACTGAATCACCTGTAGAATTCACAGAATATGATGAAATTGTTAATAAAGTGTGGCCTGGTATAACGCATATGGAATATAAAAGAATGTTTGATTATTGTGTTCAAACAGAATCTAATTATGAAATGGATTATTACGGAGGTTGTATTTATTATCAATATTATTCTGTAGATTTGAGAATATTACATTATTATATAAATGAAAATATGAAAAAATATGAATAATATAAACCCATTCGAAAATTCGATAGATCTGACATTTACGAAATCTCCATTGAGAGAATTATTAAGAGATGCCGTAGGATTCTCAGTATCAAGTCTTAAAAGAGAGAAAGAAACTTTCATGGGATTGGAAGTCAATGGAGGCACCGATGATCCTTTCTTTATATTGAATGATGTGAAAACTTATTATCAGAGAGGTTTGGTTTGGCCAGAATCTGCAAAGATTTCATTGATAGATTCTATCTATAACAATATCGATATAGGCAAATTTGTGATCATCAGAAGAAGTCCAGAATATATCATGAAGCTCACCAAGGAAGGGATAGAAGATCTTAGCTTTCATGAAATCCTTGATGGTAAACAACGTGTTAATGCTATCATCAGTTTCATATTAGGAGAATTTAAAGATAGTTACGGAAACTATTTTCATGACTATGACGATTCTATTCAGAGAAAGTTTAACATGTATGCAAATTTGGCTGTATCTACGATTGAAGATCCAACTCCTAAAGATATCAAAAGGATATTCCTGACAGTGAACTATTCAGGGGTTCCTATGTCAGCAGAACATATAGATTATATCAAATCAATTAATGTTTAACTAAATAAAAATATCATGATATCATTAAAATCTAAAATAGAAGGTTTAGAAAGGGATTTACATAAATCTAAAAATATATATGATAAATGTCTAGTTGAGATTCAAAAGGAGCTTTTGGAAAATTATCATGTAAACAGTTTTAAAAATCAAGTTAGAAGGGCTGTTTCATTGTTCTATGGAGAATATATCAAATATGATTTCGACACATTCAATAATGGTTATGTATTACAGTTTAGTGATAACAGTTGTAGTTTGGTTAAAACATCTGGCTATATGTCTCAATTAAGTTACGAAGAAAAAGGATTTGTGTTTATTTTAGATGATATTCTGAAAGTTTATAACGTCTCAAGACATCTAGAAAAAATATGGATTTATCATTGTAAAAGAAATAGTTACAGGAAATCTTTCGAAGATTTTAAAACTATAGAACCTTTAGCTTTAATCAACATTTATGTCGATTGGTATGGTGATGAGCATTCTAAAACTTATATGATTAAAGAAATATTAACAGACGAAGAGTTAGGAATTAATAACATAGTGTTCATTACTATAAACAATTGATAAAAATTAAATAAAAATTAAATATAACAATATGCAAACAACAATTAAAAAAACACCTAAAGTTGTAACATCTGCAGATGTAGATTTTACAAACAAAATGCAAGCACGTTTTGCAGAAATATGCAAGACAAATAAATTATTTAGAGTTGATATGACCGGACAACAAGTTTGGGATTTATATCTATCTTCATTCGCAGCGGATCCAAAATTCAGAGATCCAGAAAGCTCTGAACACAACTGTAATAACTGTAACAACTTTATTCGTCGTTATGGAAATATTGTAGCTGTAGATGAGAACTACAAAATAATGACAATGTTTGAAGTAGAAGCTACAGAAGAATTTATTCCAGTTGCTGCTGCATTAACTAAAGCAATAAAAGCTTCTAATATAGATCAAGTGTTCTTTGAAACATTCGATTCTTTAAATGCTTTGCCTTATGAAAAATGTCATAAGACGAATGTATTATTTCAATTAGGAGTGGATAAAAATGTTAAACAATACACAGCTGAAGAAGCTGCTAAGTTTGGTGTTGTTAAACCTGAGCAAGTAATTTGGTTTGACCATTTACATTTATTTGTACCTGCTGAGTTTGTAGACAAAACTGGAAAGTCTGTTGAATCTATTATGGGTAATTTTAGATCTGACAAAGATGTATTTCAAAGAGCTATGGAAACAATCTCATTGGATACTTTACAATTAGTAAAAGATTTAATTGCACAAGGTTCATTATTAGATGGTCCTCCACATCTTTATAAGTTAGAGCAAATCATTCCTTTAAAACAAGAGTATGATACATTAGGTGCTGACCAAAGAAATAACTGGTGTTGGACGAAGTCTTATAAATTACCATTTGCTAAATTCAGAAATGAATTAATCGGTGTTTTAAGTACTGAATTATCTGAAGGTAAAGAAATTAATGCAGCAGTGCAAGCATGGAACAAACGGGTTGACCCTGTTAACTTCATGAAGACTACTGCTCCAATAACAAAGAGACAGATAGAAGATGCTAAAAAATTCGTTGAAGACAATGGATATGTAGAATCATTCGACAGAAGATTTGCAACTATGGATGATATTAAAGTATCTGAGATATTACATAGCAATATTGGTAAGGATGAAGTTAAAACAGTTTCTATATTTGATGGGGTTAAAACTGCGACAGCTTCAAGACATAAGAGAAATGAATTTGATGGTGTTGAAGAAATTCATATCGATAAATTCATGAAAGATGTTTTACCAAACTGTACGAGCATTGAAGTGTTTTTGAAAAATACACATGAAGGAAATTTAGTATCTTTAACAACAGCAAACAATAAAGATAGCAAACCTATTTTTAAATGGAGCAATAATTATTCATGGACATATAATGGTAACTTAGCAGGTAAGTCTCAAATTAAAGAAGCTGTTAAGTCTCAAGGTGGTAAAGTTGATGGTGTATTAAGATTCTCTATCATGTGGGCTGAAGATGTAATTGACAATTCAGATTTAGATGCTCATTGCAAAGAGCCTGATGGCAATAAAATATATTTTGGAAGCAGAATTAGTCACAATACTCAAGGTC